AAGATTGAATGGGGACAGATCGAAGTTGCCTATGACGACCGCGTTGACGTCTTAACGGCCTATATGAAACAGGGAGTCAAAAACTGTCACATACTGAACGAGCACGGGCAAAACTCGGATTGGTTTCAGTACGCGGAGCCGCCGCCGAGCGTTCCAGAAATCCTGAAGGCGATGGCAATAACATTCGAGGATCGCAACGCGGAGTATTCTGAGAACTACAAAATGATAGGACCGATCATGGCGACCCTGTTTCCAAATGGAGTCTCTGCCGAGCTTATGAAGACAAATAAGGTCCATTTAATAACTATGGTCCTTTCGAAGTTGACTAGGTTTGCGGTGAGTGATCTTACTCACGTAGACTCTATTCATGACGCCGCAGTCTATTGCGCGATATTGGAATCAGAAGCACAGGGGAAATAAAAATGCCGGCCTATAAAAATTATGAATTCAACGGGTATCAGATCTCAATTAGCGGCTCGGTTTATCAACGCCGCGCTGACGGATCTTTACGGCGCGTAAAGGGCCGCGAAGCTCAAACCCAGATCCGACTATTCATGGAAGACCACAAACGTAAACAAGCAACCAAAAAGGTAGAAACGAAATGAAAAAAGTAGCATTAGTAACAGGGGCCGCAATGGGTCTTGGACAGATGATCGCAGACGAACTCCACGCCAACGGTTTTGAAGTTATCGCTTATGATAAAGTATTCGGGGATGACGTGCTGAAGCCGAAGGATTTACCGGAGCGGCTCGATGTTCTCGTCAACTGCGCGGGGATGAATATTATTAACTGGTGCGCGGACGTAAAGGAAGCGGATTGGGACACGGTAGTTGACGTGAATCTGAAGGGAACTTTCCTGATGGCTCAAGCGTGTTTGCCGATGTTGAAGGAGTCGAAGGGAACGATTTTGAATATTGTTTCGAACGCCGCGCATCTTCCTATGCGATGCTCAGCGGCCTATAACGCTTCAAAGGGCGGCGCGTTAATTCTCACCAAACAATTAGCTCGGGAATTTTCGCCGGACGTGACGGTGTTTTCCGTAAGTCCGAACCGGTTGGAAGGCACTCCGATGAGCGACTCAATTGACGACCAAGTCACCGAGACTCGCGGCTGGTCGAAGGAGTACGCGAAAGAATATCAGAATGGTAGCTTGCTCGCCGGTGAAGAGACGAAACCGGAGTATTGCGCGGAGCTGATCGGCTTCTTACTTTCAACGAAGGAACGCCACAAATATCTCGCAGGTTGTGACGTACCTTACGGCGTGTAATTGAAACAGAAATAGTAAAGGAAAAATGAGCATGAAATTCAAAATTGAACAAGTGGCGCTTCATCCGGTAGATCCGGAAGCCGCGATGGAATTATTGACCGCGATCGGAGCCGGAGATTGGGCAAAGGATCACGTGGTTGCAGAGGGCAAAGTATTTGGGCATGAGGGGCAGAATGAAGCTGACCTTAACTTCGAGTACGACCTGCTTGACTGCAAAGCGAGCGAGCTGGAGGTGCTGAATTATACGAAAGGTGAAAACTGGCTACAAGGCCGACCCGCTCGTGTGAGCCATCTCGGGATGCACTGTACTGCGGAGGAACTTATTGAATGGCGGAAATTCTTCAAGGGCCGCGAGATCGAAGTTGCCCAAGAGGTTAAGACAAAGAGTCACGTCAACCCTCATATCGCCGGAAAACGTTGGTTCAATTACGTCATCTTTGATACGTATTCCATACTTGGTGTAGATCTTAAATTTATTGTGCGTTATGATAGCCCTAATTTTTGATACTGAAACCACCGGAATCCCGTCCCATCCGGACGCGAAAATGAGCGTACAACCGCACACGATCGAGTTTGGTGGGATGTTGGTGAACGAGGAAAATGAAATCATCGATACGCTTGAGCTACTTATCAAGCCGCCGAAGACTTTCACCGGCACAGCGATCAAGGGCGATAAGCTTCTGGATTGGGCGGGCATCGAACGGATTAGCGGCATCACTCAAGATGATCTCGCTGACTGTCCGGAGTTCTTTGAAGTCGCGGATCAAATCCGTGATTTCTTTGCCCGTGCCGATACGTTGATTGGGCATAATCTTCCGTTTGATAAGGGAATGATTGAGCTGGATCTGAAACGGGCGGGAATAACGGATTGGCCTTGGCCAGAACGCGAAATCTGTACTGTTCAAGAACACTTCGAAGAGTTCGGGCGGCGGATGAAATTACTTCAGCTGTTCGAGCATTATACGGGCACGCCGCTCGAACAAACTCACCGCGCTCTCGATGACGCAAAAGCAACTTTCATCGTCTGCGCTATGTCAGGAGTTTTACGGAAATGAATAAAAAATTATCAAAAATAATTATCAAGGGGAATGGCTCTTTGTACGTCTCTGCGGACGTTCGCCAAAGTCTGGGGCGTACATTCAGCTGGAAGCTAATCGACGGTGCAATCAGCTTGAGATCTGCAACTGGAGTTATGTTCTACGACAATGGAGTCTGCTGTGATTCCCGATTGCCGAAATCTCTTGGGATAAAGGGCGATGAGAAGCTGGAGATTCTTCTGGTCGAGTGCGGCGATGGAAGTTGGTCTGGGATCTACGAAGGAAGGCCGATGCGAAGGTCTCAACTCATAACCCAATTGCGATCCGCGCTCTATCAGCTGGAGTGCCCGCCAAATGGAGATCCGGTGGAGTTCGACATCGCGGAAACCACGTTTGAATTCACAGAGGAAGATTTGAAAGGAATGGTATGACGAAAGAAGATATTTATGGGCCGAGGAATTTTGCAAGAGGGGTGAAGGTTGCCCATTCATTCGGTGCGGAGTTCCAAGCGAATCCAGGCAGTGACAAGCAAGAATATTTGGACAGCTCCGCATTCTATTTCCGTGATGACGTCGAGGAATTTAGACAGCTCACTCCGGAAGAGAGGCGCGCACTGCTTGTTGCATTTACAAAAGGCATCAAGGCGGAAAGGGCTCACCAATGATCCCGCAATTAAGAGTAAGAACAGAATTCAGTTTTAGGAAATGCTACGGGCCAATGGCTCAAGTCGCGGCCGCTTTGGAGTCACTAGGCTCACCGGCGGCGGGCATCGTCGATACGTCCGGAACTTGGGGGCATGTGCAGTTTTCGAAGGCGCTGAAAGATTCGAGCGTCAACCCGATGTACGGGGCTGAGTTTATAATCCCGATTGACGACCGGAAGCCGCGCTGTTGGGCACTCGCCGAGAATCTCGCGGCCTTCTATCGCTTCTCATCCGCGAACCCGACGACCGAAGAAGAATGGATTGGTGCAGAAGGTGTCGTCCGCTTTGCAGGGGCCGCGCTGACCAATCCGGATGCGTTCGATTATATCGATATAAACCCGAGGTCAAGACGCCGAACCTTACAAGCCCTCGAACTTGCCGTCAAGACGAAGGTGCCGATGGTAATCACGTCTGATAACGATTACCCAACGCCGGAAGAACGATTGAAATTCTTGGCTTGGGATGACTCGAAAAAGATGACGCCGCAACACCTTCTGAATCCGGACGAGATGTGGGCCGCGTTCAAACCGTTTATCAGCTCGAAGCACTATCATCAGATCCTCCATAATACGTCTGAAGCCGCCGAGCGTTGCACTGGTTTAGAACTCGCCGCCGCGCCGATCATTTCAGTTGAGGGCGATCTCAGCGCGATGGTAGAGGACGGGAAAAAGTACCGGCTCGAACGATCTCATATCAAGGGATGGAATGGCGTATATCAAGCGCGGCTCGAACGAGAGCTGAAGCTGATTTATGAGAAGGAATATGAGAGCTACTTCATTGTTGTTGCCGATATGATCCTCTGGTCGAAAGAGCGCATGCTAGTCGGTCCGGCTCGCGGTTCGTCCGCCGGTTCTCTCGTTTGCTACCTTCTCCAGATTACGGAAGTTGACCCGATCGTAAATGATCTGATCTTCGAGCGGTTTATTGACATCAACCGGAATGACTTGCCGGATATCGATATTGACTTCAACGACAAGAAGCGCGAACAGGTGTTTGTCTATCTGAAAGAGAAATACGGGGAAGCGAATGTGGCACGGATCGGATCGGTGAACCGGTTGAAGCCGCGCTCGGTGATTGCTCATGTCGGGAAGAAAATGGGGATTCCAAAGCACGCGACTTTCTCAGTCGTCAACTGCCTCGTGGAGCATTCCTCCGGTGACGCTCGTTATGGGCATGCGCTCGAAGATACGATGACGGGAACTCAGGCCGGAAAAGACTTCAAAGTGAAGTATCCTGAAGCGGACGTACTCGGGGAATTGGAGAACCACG